TGTATGGAAACGCTGCTGCGTTTCAAAACCCTAATGGTTCTTGGGCTGTAGCACACAAAGAAGGCGGTCGCGTCCAACGGGCAACTGGTGGTCGTACCAAAGGCAAAACCAACGTAAATATTATTATTTCTCCGCAATCCGGACAGCAGGGGCCAATGGGCGCTGGTGTTGGTATGGGAATGCCTCCTATGCCTCCTCAGATGCCTCCTATGCCTCCGCAGGGTATGCCTCCAATGCCTCCGGGCGGTGGCGCTCCGGGTGGCGCACCTCAGCTTCCTCCGCAGCTTATGGCAGCTATGGCTGCTCAGGGCGGCGCTGGTGGACCTCCTATGCCCCGCAAAACTGGCGGTCGCGTAGAGAATGTAATGCCAAAATACCAAGAGAAAGAGTTTGGTTCCGGCTCTGGTCGTGGTCGTTTGGAAAAAATAAAGTGGCCCTTTGCAGACGGAACTGAATAAGGAGTTCTATGGCAGGACTTGATTTGCTCCTCTACCGCAGATTGCAGGAGCGCATTGAAGAGGAAAAGCGAAACCACGAAGAGAGCATTCTTTCTGGTTTCGCACAAAACTACGAGGAATATAAAAACCGGGTTGGGTATCTAAAAGGACTATCCGACTCACTTATCTGGGCGAAAGAGACGATGGAAGACATCGTCGGCATTGATAGAAAAGCGAGATAACAATGAAAACTGCTACCATGAAAATGCTCCATGCGGTTGACCCCGCACAGGAGTTAAGAATGGCTGTTGGGGACATTTCTAAGATTAATGTTTACCATAACAACATCCTTTGCGCCGTATATAAGCGGCCCGAAAAGACGGCCTCCGGCCTTTACCTATCAGACGGCATCCGCAAAGAGGACGAATATCAGGGCAAGGTAGTTCTTGTGCTGAAAAAAGGTCCAATTGCGTTCCAAGATGACGACAAAACCTCATTTGCTGGACAAGATATCCAAGAAGGCGAATGGGTTGTGCTTCGTTCATCGGATGGTTGGAAATTAAACATTAACGGTGTGCTGTGTCACGTAATTCAAGACACGCAAATCAAGATGACAATTCCCGAACCAGACATGGCATTCTGAGGAGATTAAAATGGCAGAGTTTGAAGCCGCAAACGTTACTGTAACCGTTCCAAATGTGCCTGAAGCGGCAGATTTTGACCTTGGTGGCGCAGTAAAAACACCGGAATCGGTTGCACCAATACAAAAACAAGACGATGGCGTTGATCTTTTACGCCGTCAACTTAGTGAAAAACAGCGTGAGGCGGATGAAAACCGCCGTCAACGCATTGAGGCGGAACAAAATGCTCATAAAGCGCAGCAAGATGTCAAAACATATCAAGTTCAAGCGCAGGACAATCAATTAACAGCCTTTGTTAATGCAATTGCCAGTTTTGAACGCGATGCAGAGATGCTTGAACGCGACTATGCAAACACTTTGGCGGAAGGTGATTATTCAAGGGCCGCCAAAATACAGCGCCAGATGGCTCAAACTGAATCACGTTTGATGCAATTGGCTCAAGGGCGCGAAGCTGTTGAAGAAAGATTGACATATGAACGTCAAATGCTTGAACAACAACGCCGCCAACCCGCTCCACGGATAGAACAACAGCAACTTGACCCAATTGAAGCACAAATTCAAGCGGTTCAAAGCCCAACATCACAATCTTGGTTACGTTCGCATCGTGATGTGCTTGCTGATCCGGTTAAAACGTCACTTATGACCGCTGCACACCACGAAAGTGTTGCAATGGGCATTCAACCTGACACTCCGGACTACTTTGCTCACATTGAAAACAAGGTTTACGGTGCTGATCAAGGTCAAACACCAGCTCCACAAGTACGTCAACGCCAAGCTATGTCGGCTGCACCTGTATCGCGGACCAATTCAGCGCAAACTTTCCGGTCTGGACAGCAAGTAACGATGACATTGAGCCCATCGGAACGTGAAACAGCCCGTGATTTAGACATGTCAGACGAGGAATACCTTGAAAACAAGCTATATTACAAACAAAAGAACATGTTGTGAGGATAGCTTATGTCAGGATTAGTTAAACGTGGCCCCGGACGGCCAGTAAGAACCCCGATTGTTGAAACATTGGAACAAAACATGAACAATACCGTTGAAGAAGCATCCCCAGAGTTAGGTGTAGCACCAGTTAACCGTGGATTACGTGAAGCTGCCCTTCGTGCAGAAGAACTTCGCACCCAAATGGAAGGTAATACTCTTGATCCGTCAATGTATGATGAGTTTTACATTGATCCGCGCATTATTCCGGAGGGTTGGGACTACAATTGGAAGCGCGAATCAATCTCTGGCATGACAGATGAGCAGCATATGATTGAAATGCGTTCAACTGGTTGGGAACCTGTTGATACACGCCGCCATAAGAGCATGATGCCTATTGGTCATAGCGGTGCAATTCGCAAAAAGGGCATGATTCTTATGGAACGTCCAAAAGAAATCACTTCTATGGCGCAGGACCGCGAATTGGCTACTGCCCGTGAGTTAGTAAACCAGAAAGAGAAGGCTCTTGGTCTTTCTCCAGCAGGAACCTTTGAGCGTGATCGTCGTCAGACAGGTATCAAGAAGTCTTACGAACCAATGAAGATTCCACGTCAGTAAAAAAAGGGGGCGAAAGCCCCCTTTATCTATTGTACTTGTTTTAATACAGTGCTATACGACAAAATATAACTCCATTACGCGCCGTAGTGGGCTTCCCCTCGTTGGATATCTGAAGACGCGCTGTCTGATGTTATCCTACCGAAAAGGAGCGACCTATGGCTAATACTACAGCGCCTAATGGTTTCGTACTTGCTGGTTTTCTGGACGGACGTACTGGTTCCCTTGGACAGTCGGCGTATCAGATTGCATCTGGTTATTCTTCAAACATCTTCTCTGGCGATCCTGTACAGCTTTCTGCTGGTTATATCATCGCTGGTGCTGGCGGCACTGCCGCAGTAGCTGGCGTTTTCGTCGGCTGTGAATACTACAATGCTTCGGTTAACAAAGTTACTTGGTCGCCATATTGGCCAGCAAGCACCACCGTTCCAACCGGCACTGTAATTACCGCTTATGTTATTGCAGACCCACAGGCCACGTTCAACGTGCAGTCTTCGGGCAGCGCTGCCGTTACTCAGGCTCAGACCAATAGCAACATTGATTATGCCGGTAACTCCCCAGCTTCGCCTGCCGCCTACCAGCTTCTTACTGGTCAGTCGACTGCTTACGCTAACCAAGCCAACATCAGCACGTCAACGACGTATGCTTTCCGTATCCTCTCGCTGATCACTGCTCCTCCGGGCGCAAACGGCACGGATACGACTTCTGCATACAATCGTATCATCGTTGCTTTCAATAACCAGACATTCCGCCTCACGGCTGGATCGTAATAGGAGTAAGTTCAAATGGCTATTAATCTCAGTCAGATTCGTGACCTTCTCCTCCCCGGCCTCCGTGGTGTAGAAGGTAAATATTCGCAGATTCCATCCCAGTACGACAAGGTGTTCGAAATCACCAAGTCGAACATGGCGTTGGAACGTACCGCTGAAATGCGTTACCTTGGTCTTGCTCAGTTGAAGCAAGAAGGTGGTAACACTCAGTTCGATAACGCCGCCGGTGAGCGTTATGTGTACAACCAAGAGCATAACGAAATTGCTCTTGGCTACGCCATCACCCGTAAGGCAATTGACGACAACCTCTACAAGGCCCAGTTCAAGCCAACTAACCTTGGTCTTACTGAGTCGTTCCATCAGACCAAAGAAATTTACGCTGCTAACGTGCTCAACACGGCTACCACGTACAATGCTTCTATCGGTGCTGACGGCGTGGCGCTCTGCTCCACCTCGCATCCTATCGATGGCGGTCTGACCATTGCTAACACCCCAACGGTTCAGGTTGATCTGAACGAAGCCACCTTGCTTAACGCAATGGTTTCGATTCGTCAGAACTTCCGTGATATTGCTGGCATCAAGATCTTCGCTCGCGGTCGCAAACTGATTGTTCCACCATCGTTGGAGCCAGTTGCTATCCGTCTCACGAAGACCCAGCTCCGTCCGGGTACTGCCGACAACGATACGAACGCGATCCTCTTTACCGGTGGCGGTCTGCCTGAAGGCTACATGGTTATGGACTTCTTGACCTCAAACTATGCTTGGTTCTTGCTAACCAACATTAAGGGTCTGGTCTACATGGAGCGTATTCCATTCGAAATGGACATGCAGGTCGACTTCACTACTGACAACTTGCTTGTCAAGGGTTACGAGCGTTACAGCCTTGGCTACTACAACTGGCGTTCGATCTACGGTTCATTCCCAACCTCGTAAGGAGTTAGACTATGTCTATTACAGCAAACTCCGGCCCATATATCGCGTTTGGTCAAAACA